CAAATTTAAATACAGAGTATCCCCTACTCTGTATTTATTCTATTTCAATAGTTGACCAATTATTGACCATTGCATATTAAAACCCGCTATTTATGCGGGTTTTTTAACTATGGCGCAGGAACAGACTTTTATATTTAATGTTTCAATAATGTCTTAACATGCTGATATAGTGCTATTTTATTAGGTTTTTTACTATTTACTGCAAATAACAATGTTGTCATAATGTGGCAAAATGCTGTATAGTTTCCGTAAAATTTCCGTAAAAATCTACTTTAGGATAATAACATACAAAAATAACCTACCCTCACTTAAGAGAGTAGGCTCTACTTCTGGTAGACCCGCTAAATTAGCGACTTTTCTTATACAACGGTCAACTTTTATTTGTTTTCCGCCTTATAAATAGTCTCTTGCATCGCATTTCTGATTACGTCTGCTTGAGTTACGCCAAGTTTTTGACATGCTTCACGGAACGCTAAAACAAATTCATTTTTGTATGTAGCAGATACTCTCATCATGTTTTCTGCTCGCCACTTTGCATTATATTCTTTCTGATTAAAATCGCCGTTACTTGTTTTTGGCATATTATTGATCCTTTCTATTTCTAAGAAGCAAAACCGTTACAACACTTGCAGTAAAAATAGCAACTATGATATAAATTGGCATACTTGATATTTTATGAAAAACAACCTATAATTCAATTAAGGAGAGGGGCTTTCGCCCCTGGCCGGAATCACTTGGTCAGCCACCATGTGATAAGTCCAGCAACTACTCCCGACAGGACACCGACGAGGAAATCACGTGCAAAGCGTTTCAGCTCATCGGTTTTTATTTTGTTTTTCATCTTACCTCCTTTCTACACTTATATATTAACATAATGACGGCACTATGTAAAGTGTTTTTACGAAATATTTTATTTTTTTGTATAAAAAATGAGCCTACCCTCAATTAAGAGAGTAGGCTTTCAATTACTTCAAATCTTCTTCGGCTTTTGCTTCGTTGTACTGTTTCGTGGACACATGCAGCAATGCACCCAAGAATGCATCAATTGACATGATCGTGCCGCTTACTTGCTGTGGATAAGGCAACCCCCACAAGCCAGCAAGCGCTAAGTACAATACAGATAACGCAGGCAGAATTGTAAGTGCAATTTCTTTAAGTACATCGTAGGTTTGATTATTTTTGATCAACATTTATTTCCCTCCTATTTTAGAAAATCATTTTTCTTTAAATGTCTTTGGTAAGTACTTCTAATTAATTTATCTGCTTCAGCAATGACACCATTCTTTAGATGATATGTTTCAATATATTCTTCGTACTCATCACACTTTGAAACGATAAATCTAAATTGTTCTTTAGAATGAATGATACCTCTGCTACACTCATTTGCAAAAACCAAAATCGTATTGCGCATATCATCTACACGTTGTTTGTTGTATTTTTCGATATGTGTATCAATCTTCTTTTCTAGTGTGTCAATCTTCTTGTTTGTTTCTTGATTGATATTATTGCCTATCCAACGTAAGATGGCATTCCACGGATTAATTTTAATTGGTGCAATTTGAACAGCACTAATTAAAAGAATGCCAAACGTAAAAATTAAACTCACAATATCTTTGAAATCTAACAATGCGAAGTAATCTTTTAATAGCATTTTTGATACCTATCTTTCTCTAATTGTTCCATCCGGATTTGCGTATACCGTTAAATTTACAGAATCATTTTGTACCAATATGCCATTTTCATTAAAAATATAAGTTCTTGTAACACCTGCCCATTCTGCATTTTTAATGCCAGTAACCATTACACCACTTGGTTCAAAGAAGTACCAATGATTATCTATGTATTGCCATCCCGTTACCATCTGGCAAGAATTATTAAAGAAGAACTTTTCTTTCTTGCCATTATATTCAATTTCTTTCCACCCAGTAACTGCATATCCATTCTCGTTGAAATAGTACCAATCGAAGTACACTCGCATCCATTGATTCTTTGGATATGAACCATCTGCATTTTGGAACCACCATCCAGTAGAATCTTTCACCCATCCAACCGTTGACAGTGTAGGTGCAATGCCAAAACAAGCTAGTACCCCACGTGCAATCGTGTCGATATTTGCGTTAAAAATAGCCAAATCTTCTTCTGATGTGATAAATCCGCATTCCATAAGTCTATAACTGAATCCTCTAGCTCTTGCACGATTTGGATTTGCTAAATCCGATCTAAATTGTAGAGGGTAAGCTCTTCCTGGCAATACGTTAGAAATAAATGTAGCCAATGCATTATCATATGCATCTGTTCCTATTCCATCAAGAACAATTACATGTCCACCACGTGCCGTTGAAACTGCGCCATCCATATGTAATTCTAGAATTTCTGTGTCGGGCGTTAAATCAAGGTAACTAATTCCGTTATCTGCGTAGAAATCTCGATTAATATCACCAAGAATTACGCTATCACCACCTAGCGCTTTAATTCTAAGTCCCAACGCTCTTACACGTTCTGCTTCTGAATAACCGTATGCACACGCTCCGGGATCTCCTGCTCCATGTCCGCAAATAATAAATAATTTCATAGTCTTTTATACCTTTCTATCTAAAAAGGCGGCTAAATTAGCCACCTTTAAAGCAATATTTAATTTTTATAGTAGTCCCAAGCTGTGCCAAAGCCTGGTTCATTGCCTTTATTTCCATCAATTTTTGAAACAAACACAATCCCACGTGCGATAACCAAGTCCCCTTTGTTATATGTGTACTTTTCATCCCATGGCTTGATTTCAACCTTCGGTCCATCCTGCTTATTATCACTTGCTTTTAACAATTTGTAATGCTTTGTGTCCTTATCAGGTGTACTCGCTTCACTCGATATCACATCTTCAATTACTTCGTATGGATTTACACCATACTTGAAACGTTCACCTTTTTTATAAGGAAATTTGAACGCATTCCAAACATCTAGGAACTTTGTCCACTTGATTACGTCTTTAATTTCTGCATTTTGTAGCCCTAATGCGATGAATCGTGCAACTGCTTCGGTTTCAGCTCTCTGAATTGCCAAATCAATTTCTGATTGTGACGCTTCTGTAAGAATGAACGATAGAGTATATCCATCCTTATCCTTACTGATGTTAAGCGGAGCAGTATACATTTTATACACGGTAGCATCCCCATCAAAAACAACATCATGAATTATGCCTTCCTCGAATGAGTCTATTAGCAATTTTAGATTATCGAAAGTAGCACGCTTGAAAGTAACGACGCTCTTATTATTGCTGGGTATCTCTGTAAATTTCTTGTTGTTTATTAACATCATTATGCCGCCTTTCTAACAAATAGTACTTCCACTCTGATTTCACCCGAAGGTAATACGTACCCATCGTTCCACATATTACACGTGTAAATAGTTACTGAGTTTTCATTCCAACTATTAATAGAACACAGGCATCCAGTTGTTGTTGCACTAATTGGTGCTACCATACTATATCCAGCAGGAACATTAATATTAACAACTGTTAAATTCGACAAGTTATAATTCACTGTTTGCCTTGGTGCGGTAAATCTCCGAACGATAAATGTATCGTTACCGCCGATTGCTAGTCCATTTTTAGCATTAAGTTTACCTGTTATATCAAGCTGACCTTTTGCTGTTGTATTCTGACCGTTGAATGTTAGTGCATTATTAACCGCATCGACCTTCGGCTTTAGTGTATTAATTTGATTCTGAAGATTTCCTGCTGCGTCTGTAGATAATTTCCCTTTAATAATCGAAAACCATTCTGTAAACTGACTTTCTAGATAACTAACATACGATTCTAAATTTATTGTTTGCATTGGTGCAGTAATGAGTGGCGTACTATTTCTACCAACTAAATATTGAATGTCACTAGAATTAATCACATTAGCATTTGCTTTTATATTGATATATGCAATTGGCATTTCCCAAATTTGATTATCATTTGATAGAGCTGGAGCCACTGGGTTTTGAGAAGGTGAACCTTTTACAATAACAATATTTCCAAGTCTACCATTCACTGTCTTATCAACGCGAATAGCAACTACATCAATACGCTTAAGCAATACATCTGACTGTGGTATCTGTAGAACCAAATTAGCATCATTCTCAACAAAAATTTGATGTAATCTAGCTTTCCCAGTTCCAACATTTACAGACATTCCACTTCCTGGAGTTACAACGAATCTTTTTCCAATATTACCAAATACACCATCTGTGATAATTCCATCAAAAATTGAATTAATATCATCTGCATCATAAACACGATCATGATTAATCGAATTAAAAAAACCACTTTTTATTGTCATAATACCTCTTTCTAAATTACCTTAAACGTAGGAATGATTGTTATGCCATTAACAGAGTCGCTGGTAACAATTTCTGTAATGCGTAATTTGCCACTATATCCAAATTCATTTGAAACATTAACTATATCTCCAACATCAAAGTCTTTTTTATATTTGAAAATTCCATTATAATCAACCTCACTCTCAATTGTCGTTTTAGATTGATGAATTATCAATTCTTCCATCCCTTTTTGTAAAAGAATTGATTTATACTGCTCTGGAGAAATAATGGAATTATTCTCTGTTTTAGAAGATATATTTCTTGCATCAACAAATAGTTCCATTCGTTCAATGCCGTTCTCCTCATTGCCGGCGCTGATTGTCGTTCTGCTTGCACCTTCGCCTTCACCAGCTACACACGCTACATTTGCATACTCTCTAATAGATGTAATTACATTCGAACTAATTAAGTTATCGAATCTCGGAGAAAAAGTAACAAAAGAATCAGTACCCTGTGTATGATCATTCCCTATATAAAGTCTGAAGTGAAATTGATTATTCTCTCTTATCAATTTAAAACCTATCCCATATTGATTGCACAACTCATTAATGACAGTGTAAATATTGTCACCTGTATATTGCTTATCCAATCTAATCGAATTAATTTGAGTACTTTCTAATCTTTCAAATATGAAATTATCAATTTTCCGAGATGCGTTAACTGGAGAAATAATTGAATCTTTCAGCAGTTGAAAAATGATATCTTGAATATTCTTATTCTTAAATACCGTCTGATTCCATACAATTCTACGAGCCAAAAGACTTTCTAATGAGCGACCAGTCACAAGTAACTTTGCACCCTCTTCAATATCTGATTTAATTTCAATGGTTTCGATAATCATCAAGTGTTCGCTTAAAGTATTTGATAGATACATGCCAGTTTTAAATATCGATACATTATCAACAGTAGCTGAAACATATAATTCAAAATCTCCAGCTTCCGCATATCTATCAGTCCAAATCATAGAAATATATTCATCAATCAATTTAGTTCTACTAAATTCAGTGTCCAACAAATATATACTCATTAGATACCCTCATAAATAACTTTATTATTAATCGTCATAGTAACATGCTCACTTCCAGATGTAGCCTTATATGCAAAAACATTATCGCCATTTTCTAAATGAATAAACTCACTATCATTTGTCAGATAGTTTAGTAGGTTAGTTACATTCCCTCCATCAAAAAGCATGATAGACTTCTCTCCACGTTGAGAATTAATATGTAATTCTTGTTTATTTCGGAACATATAGTTATTGAATTCCATTTTTTCACGTGTATTTGCGTTATAAATCTGCAAGCCACTAACGTCACCACTAAAAGAAATGATAATTTCCACTCCTATAGATTGTGATCCTGTGTAATAAATATTACCTGTACTATTTTTGACGATTGTTCCAAACTCTATTGTTTGCTCACTCAATTTATTTTCAAATGGAAATTCAAACGATTTAAGAATTCCATTAAGAGAAATAGTGTTAGATGCAATATCGTAGAAATATGGATTTGGGCATATAACACTAATAGATTGTGTGGATGTCTCATCAAACATTATTGGTTCGTTACTCTCCACATATCCAGTGCAATATACTGTAGTGTTATCTGTGTAAAAAGTGAATTTCAAGATAACATTCCGAGGAAAATATCCATATAATGACTGTCTTGAACTTTCAATCGAAGAATCTCCCTCTTTTCGTAGCATGATATCAAAAACCAAATTTCTAGCATCAATTCTTTGAGAGTTATAAATAATTCCGTCTTTTGTTGCAATTTTAGAAGTATTCAACTCTGCTTTAACCGGTCCCAATCCACTGATATTTTTTAAAATATATCTATATACTTGGCTTTGATTAAAAGGGAGTGTTAAAACACCCCCTTTTCCATCTATACGTTCTACTGTAACTTTTCTGATCACTTTCTAATCACCGCCTTAAATTGTGCGAATTGATTTCTTGTTTGGCGATAGATTTCTAATCTATTTAAAGCTTTAGGACTATTATTAATCTGATTGAAATTATATGTATTTCCACCAGCCAATTTCTTCATATACTCTTCCGACATAATAACCTCATTTCCAGTTTCGCCACCACCAAGTAAACTATTTCCGTTCATTCCAAAAATAGTTGGACCTGTCATCATAATCGGTCTATTCATCGCCTTCGAATGCCACTCAACCCCAATCTTTGGCAACCCATCTTTCAGCCAGTCCAACGGATTTATACTTCCGCTAAAACTAAAATGCGGCAATGGTATGTGTGGCCATTTAAACTCAAAGCTAAACAAGCCTTTAATAAAATCAATTGCATTAGAAAATATCGATGTGACGCCATTCCAGACATTTGATGCCGCATCTTTAATACCATTAAAGATATTTCCAAACCAATCACCTATACCGCCAAAGATAGAGGTGATGGATTTCCATGCATTCTTCACAAACTCACCGATTGAGTCAAAGACCTGTAATGCAGTAGCTTTAATCTCATCAAAATGAGTTACAACAGCAACAATAACCCCAATTAGCACAGCTAAAGCAACCATTGCAATACCGATTGGTGCTGCCAATGCCGCAAACGAAACACCTAGAACACCTGTTATCGTTACGATTGTTCCAATGATCGACAGAACTGGTCCAAGTGCAGCAAGTAATCCTACAAACGTTATAATCATTGCCTGTACACCTGGATCTAAGTTATTCCAAGCATCTAAGATTGCTACAATCGCATCAGCAAGATTTTCAGCAAGTGGCAGAATACTCTCTTCCAACTTCTCACCAACTTCAGCAAAAGCCGTTTGTACTTGATGCATTTTCTGTGCCATCTTATCAGACGGATTCTGTGTATTTTCAAATGTTGTAGCAACATTATTAAGGACACCATCAGCACCTTCAACAGAATATGCTAAATCGTTAAAATCAATGATTCCATCTTTTACAGCTTGATATACCTTATCGCCACTCTTACCAAATAATTCATATGCAATCTTTAAACCTTCAGCATCTGTTGAAGCGTTAAGCATTTGTTCTTGAACTTTATCAAGAGACTCTTGTAAAGACAGCCCTTCATTAGCACCATTCTTCATTGCCTTTGAAAGACCATTTAGCATTGTAGAACTATCAAATCCACTCACTTCGAATGTTGCTAATAAATCAGCAGCTTGATCAACAGATAAGTTAAGTTCTTTAAATAATGGTGCATTGTTAACCAATCCGCTAGTAAGTGTTTCCATCGAAACACCTGTACGTTGCCCCTCCCAGTTGAGGACATCTAGAAGATTGTTTAGACCATCAGCCCCAATCGACCATGCATCCATTGCCTTTTGAACGTTATCTATCGAACTGCTAACATCCGTATTGTTCAATTTTGCAAATTTAAGAAATTGAATTGCAGTTTCTTCTAGCAAGTCACCTGTATACATGAATCTCGTATTGACTTCGCCAACAGCACTGCCTACATCTTCAATAGATGAAGGCATTTGCCCATATACGGATTTAGCAATATTTTGCATTTCCTCTAAGCTGTCACCAGTAGCACCAGTCTTTTCAACAATGATATCCATCCCTTTATCAATTGTCTCAAATGATGCAGTAGCAGCTGCTCCAACAGCAAGAATAGGTGTTGTAACATTCTTGGTGAGTGAAGCTCCTGCATCACTAATCTTTCCACCAGCTTCTTGTAATGATTTACTAGCATTTTCAATTTGTTGTTTTGCAACACTGCCAAATTCTTTATATTGTTCTTGAAGTTTCTTCAATTCACTATTCGCAGAAGAAATATCACGTTCAAGTGCTCGCATTGCTTCTGCATTTTTTCCGGAACCGCCATCTTCCGATTTCAACTGTTCAAGAATTCTTTTTTCCTGCTCAAGTTTATCTTTAACACTGGCAATAGATGTTTTCAATAAATCTTGTTTCTGCTTTAATAAATCAGAATTCTTTGGATCAAACTTTAACAGCTTATTTACATCTTTTAATTCTTTCTGTGTAGAATTAATTGATGAATTCGCATCTTTTAGACCTTTAGAAAGCTTGGCCGTATCGGCACTAAGTTCGACAGTAATACCTCTTATTTTATCTGTCATTTCTTCCTCCTTCCTGACTAGAAATTATTCACATCGCTAACTGTAGCTTGTACATCATAAGTAAAGTTGTCATTGTTTCTTTCAATTAACATGTCAAACACCATCCCTACAGTTATTGAACTAAGTTCTTGAATTGATAGACCGAGTTCTTTAGCTCTCAACAAGAACATAGCTGTCGTCAATTCTCTGTCAGTAGGAGGTTCTATTTTTTTGGAACAACTGTTGTTCCAAGCGATAGGGCCCACAATTCAGAAATCTGAGGGAAGATTTCTTCAATTGGAAATACATTAAAAGTATCCAACCATTCATCAACAGCATCTGGAATGGTGCTATCAGCCTGTTTGGCCATAATATATGCAAGACGGCTAAAGGTTTCTATTACATCTGTAGATAGAGCTACGCCGTTATCACTCAACTTTTTAAAATCTCTAATTAAATCTTCATTAAAACGATTTCTGTAGTAAATTGCCGTAGCAGCACTTGCGGTAAAGGGAACATCTCTTCCATCAATATGAATGTTTTTTCTCATAATTTGCTCCTTATATATGTAAAAAAGCGCCCACTAAGTGAGCGCCATTGTATCTATGCTGCAACTTGTGCAGGCTCTGGAACTGCAGTAAACCAATTGCCAAATAATTCAGCGTCTGTTGATTCACAAGAATACTTTACAAGGCCATCCGGTCTAGCAGAAGCAGATACATCTAATGTTGTATGCTCGATAGTAATCTTGTCTTCTTTTGTTGTTCCCTTTTCTTCCTTCTTGGCTAGTTTACAACGATACAAGATACCACGCTTAGCAGTAGCTTTTGCATCTGCTAATGCAAATTCAAACAATAAAGCAATTTCAGGAGCATCATCTGTATCTTTTACAATCATGCCACCTTTAGAATCAATCTTATGACCTAATAATTCAGCTTCAATAGCCTTTTCCAAGTCCTCTACTTCAATTGATCCAGTATATCCAGATAAGGAATTACCCTGATACCAAACTCCATTATCGGCATATTCTTTGATACTATTTGTTTCTTCGGATAGACTAATACTTACAGCACCCTTTAAAGGTTTTGGAACATCATATGTATAAGTTCCATTATCTGTGTTTTTAACCAATGCATAATGTACATTTTTAATACCATAGCGCACTCTACTCATTTATAATTACCTCGCTTTCATAAAGTGTTTCAAACATATGTTCAGAATCTATATATGATTCTGTTTTTGTATAAAGAAAAGAAGCATCCTTCAATGCTTTTTCCACTTTTTGTTGCATTTTATAGTCCTTTGTTTTTGTATAAAGTTCTATATTTAAATGCTGGATATTTGTATGAATTGTATCATCTGCATATTCATTAGATGAGGTTGGATAATAATAAACAATGTATGGAAGTTTTGGAGATTTCCCAACTTCAAACGAATAATACGCAGTTTTATCTTCGCCAATGATTTCTTCAATAATTTTTCTTACATCATTAAACTTCACTTTCCCAACCTCTCTTTTATACGCTTTATCAATTCACTTTGTGCCCAATCATTGACTGGGGAAATATGCTCAAAAGCCTTTGTCCTACCACCATTTCTCTTCGCATGACCAAATTCAAGTAAGTGTGTCAATTGATAATGATTTTTATTGTATGCGACTGCTTTAATAGATACACGTTTATTGTCAACTTTTGCAGTCCACCCTTTTCGATACTTTTTACCATTAAAAGAACCAGCACTTTTTAACTTCTTTGATGCTTCCTTTGCAATATCAACCACTTCTTCTTGGATAGTATTTCTAGCTTCGTCTCCATACCTGGTTAAAAGGTCATTCAGCGCATCTCCAAAGTTGCCAACTTTGATAGTATTACTCATTCCCTTTTCTCAGTTCAGTATAGAGTTCGATTTCATCATCTCTTTCGTATGTTCTGTATACTGTGAAACGTTTATTTTTAAACTCTATTACATCTTCATCATTGTAATCGAAACGAAAAAGTGTAAATTTACGCTGTGCTTTTAGCCCGTTTAACCCTGCATTAAAAAACTCGCTTTGCGAAACTGAATCTGCCGAACAGAAAACTCTTCTTTTTGTTTCACTTGTCACGAATATGCCATATGAATCTTTTGTTTGTACTTGTGTAATAAGATAAATTACGTCTGACTTATCCATGTTATACTCCAAATTCTGTAAATTCTGCTGACATACCTAACTGCTTTTTCTGCTCATCATATGAGTTTTTTAATCGTTCATAATCATTTGGTTGGCCAAAATTAAGACGTACATACGTAATGATTGCATGTTCAACAATAGGTGATAATGATTCTGATTCCAGAACACTAGGATTAATTCCTGCAACTTTCAAATCCAACTTAGCTGCATTGGCAAGCATGGTCAATTCCTCATCAAATGCGTCTGTGGTAATTCTAAGGCTCAGTTTAATTTTATCTAAGTTCATTTCTCGCTCCTTTTACAAATGAAAAGGAGCGGTAAAACCGCTCCTCAATTTTATTACGCTTGTGTAATTAATTGCATTCCATGGAACACTACTAAGTCAGCGTTAGCAGTCTGCAATCCGCGCACACCAATGACGTTCTTCTTGAAGAATTCGCCACCTTCATCCGTGCTAATTTCATAGTTATCCCACATAGGCATATCAATTGTCATTGGCTGGCCAAACAATTGTGTTCCCTTAGTTAACTGATCAAGGATACGGAATCGTGTAATTGTACCACCTTCTTTGATTGTTCCAGAAGTAGTTGTATCTGCATCAAATGCAATTTCATATACAGCCTTCTTGTCTGTTGTTCCGCGGACCTTACCAAGTGTAGCTAAGTCTTCCTGTGCGATGTATAAGCAAACTGAACCCTTATTTTTAACTGCACGGAATCCTAAAACTAGATTACGTAGATAATCTTGATCTAAAGCTACTGCTGTACGCTTCTCTGTTAATGCAGATGCCTTAATTGCAGCAACAATCTTATCAGAACCCTTTGCACGTAGTGCAGATAATGCAGCTGTTTCAACTGCACCCATGTAGTTAACTGGTGTCATTTTCTTAACTTGCTTAGAGACAGTATCAAATACAGCCCATTCAGCTGGTGCAATCTTAACTGTATCAAATGTAGCAGCAGTACCGGCTACATCCGAACCATCCACAACATCTGCTGCTGCAGCATTTGTCTTTTGATATCCTACTTCCCATGTTCCATTTCCTGTTAATTCGATTGCATTAACATCGTCAACAATATCAGATGCAACTTCAGCTAATCCATTAACGCCTCCAGCTGCTGCTGGCTTTGCAATCTTGCCAGTACTTAAAATAGCACGCTTTTCCATACGACCTGTTTCAGCAAATTCATTAGCACGCTTTTCAACTTCATTTAAGTTTGTTTCTGTTGTTCTATTTTCCACGATTACACCCTCTCCATTTGCAACTTTTTGAATTAATGCTCGACGCTGTTCAATTGATTTTTTTAATACGTTTTTTCTTTCTTCCAATTGAGTAACCTCTGAATCCAAAGCATCAATATCTGCGTTTTCATTTTCTAGTTCTGCTTTGATTTCTGACATTCTCTTTTCGATTTCATCAAAATTCATTTCGTTGATATCCATTTATTTGCCCTCCATTTCTGACATTTTCAGTTTCAACTTTAATCTTGCTTTTCTTCGTTCTTTTTCTTGCACTTTAAGTCTCTCCGCTTTAATTTCCGCAATCACTCCGTCGCCAAAATTTCGTGCCGAAATATCAGTACCATCATTCGCTGGGATTGATACTGCTGAAACATCGTACAGTTTCCCAATTTTTGTGATAGTACGTAGAACCGTAGTTATTCCACTCTCGCGGTCTTCTGTAATCTCTCGCTTATCTTCTAATACAGTGAATGCAAAAGACATTCTATCAATCACACCGCTCTTTATATCTGCATACAAGTCTGGTCCACCAGATGATTTACTTAAATCCGCTCTTATAAAGAGTCCAACATTATCTGGACCAACTTCTAACGTATTGTTTCTTGTACGTGCAAACACTCTACCAGCATGATCGAATTGCATAATTACATCTGACATATCGCATTCTGCAAATGCATTTCTATCAATTTGTTCATACACTTCATAGTCAGAGTACTTATATAAAATGTATGGTTCGTTAAACGTGCATGCATGTCCTTCGACAATCAGTTTTTCATCATTACCATCAACTGTTCTAAATTCGGGACGCATGTCATTACGTCGGATTTGTCTTCCTTCGCTAATCTTATCTAAAATTGTTTTACTCATTTCCTTCACCTTCCTTGGTTTCTTCATTCGAAAAATAATATTCACCTCGAATCGGAGCTTGTTGTCCTGCACCATCTGGCAACGGCGCCCAATTAAATAGTTCTCTTATTTCATCAATCATAATTGCACCGCGATCACCAAGTTCTTTTGCCATCGAAACTTTTGCACCAATTGACATGTATTGAAGTCGATTAGCTACTGCCGCAAAATAAGAACCATTTGATTGTTCAAATGGCGTATACATCCATTTAGTTATAACTTCCGATAATTGAATTGCCATCGGCTCGATAGCACCATTAAAAAAGGCGTCTAATTCATCGCCTGTTGCTGAGTTATTTAATATTTTTTCATTGACTCCGTAATAGAATGTTACATTCTTCTGAATTAATTCACGTTCTGCAGAACTTGAATTATACACATTCGGTGTAATCTGCTTTACATTACTATATGTATTTGGAAATAGAAGTAGTCCTCCACCATCACCAGATAAATTTTCTTCTGTGAATCGCTTTCGTTCTTTAGCTAAATCTTCCGTTTTAGTGAAGTTAGTTACATTCGCCATAAAGCGATATGTACTAGCATTCTTTACAGCTTCCTCAATCCCCTGATTCTGAATATTAATCAAACTCATTGTCGAATTTAGTGCTGTATTTGTTTCCCCAAAATAATCGTTCTTGTATTGGAATTTTGTCAAAATCCCAATATTTGATAGTTCTTCTGCGGCTGCTAGTCCATTTGCAAAAATAAAACGAATCCACGGAACTTTATTTGCAACAACAAGTTCATACCGCTCTGGCAAGAATGTAATCATACCGATTCTCTGCAAATTTTTATCATATTCAGGAACGATAAAGGCTGTATTCTGCATATCAAGAATGGTATTAAGTCTATATATGAATTGATACCATGTTTGCATCGAATTTGGGTTTTGTTTTAGTCTTGTTACCAATTTGCTTTGAGCAGAGCCATAGAAAATTGGTTTTAATTTTGCAATATGTCTTGAACGTGCATCAATGGCAGTTCTGACCAATTCAGACTCATAGAGTTCTCCATTCCATGTTCTAAACGTAGGGGTATATGCTGCCAAAGTTTGAAAATAATTGTCAGCTCTGATCTTCTGTTTTATCTTCGGAAATAAAATATCAAATAGTCCCATTAGTCCTCCTATTCATTTTTAAGTTGCACGCCAATTTCCTCATTCCATTTCTGACGCACACACATTGCATCTAAAAAAGCAGCCATACCATCAATATGTGCACGCTGCTCTAATTTAATTAATTTAACTCGATTTGTTTCAGTATTAGCTTTAATTGCCGAATCAAGAAAATGTATCTTTAGTAGATCGTTGTTGCCTATCTTGATTGTTCCATCTTTCATCAAGCCTTCAACTTCTCTAATAACTGGCGTTAAATTTTCACCTTGATATACATCATCCATGTGGAATCCATATTGTTTCATTTCGTTGACTAAATATTGTGATGAATATCTATCATATCCAACTTTAAGCGGATAAATCTGATACTCTTCAATTAACTTTTTAAACCAATTAAAACAGTCTGCATAGTCTATGAAGTTCTGACCAGATTCTGAAAGTAATCCACGCTGAATGTATGTTCTATACGGCAATCCATCTCTTGCACTTGCTTCATCAATCTTTTCTGAAGGCAGGAAAAATTTAGAGAATACATAAAGTTTTCCTTTTTTCTCGATAACAATATTGCATGCTGTTAAGTCAGTTGTTTGAGATAAGTCTATTCCGCCAACACAATAACATCCTCTAAAATCTTCTAGTTTCAATTCTTCACATATCGTTTTATCAATCGTTTCTGTTGATAACCAAGCCTGCGATGAGTTTTGTTTGATGTTACAGTATTTAGTTATAAACTCTGCCTTCTTGGTCAGCGACTCCATGGCAACATCAATTTGATCTAAGATAAATTGTACAGACACAGAAACACCAAGTCCAGGAAGACTCTTTCTTAATTCGTTAATATCATTCCACTTGTCAATGTCATCAATCATGTACAAAACTGGAAGCAATCTCTTTTCACGCGAATTTCCAAGAAGGAAACTCGTACCACGTTTGATTAACTCATCATACGGTCCATCATTGACATACCCAGAGCTTGAAATCGATAGCGTAATCGGTTCGTTTCGTGAACCTGTACCAGATACCATGACTTCGTACTGTTTAGAACCTCTATTAGCTGGCCAAGACGACATTTCATCCATTACCGTTAGCATCGGATTATATCCATCTGCTTTTTTCTCATTAAATGCAATCTTTTTAATAGATGTGTTAGAGCGTTCTATATATAGGTCCGATTTTCTCGGATAAGTCATATTACTAAAAACAGGAGTTTTATCAACTGTAAATTTAAAAGCAGAATATACCAAATCACTTTGATCTAACTTTGGAGCAACGCAATAGATTTCACTTCCAAACTCCCCATCAGCATATGCTTCATACGCAATGATTGCTGCCGCAAGTAACGTCTTTCCCTGTTTTCTTCCAATTACTAAAATAATTTCACGAAACTGTCGATATCCATCTTTATCTAAAATCCCATATAAAACAGAAATGAATGCCTTTTGCCATAAATCTAATTTAAGGAATCCTGGTGCTAGTTTCCCTTTATTATGTCGGCAAAATTTTTCGATAAAACGTATCGCATTGTTCGCTTTTTTCTGGCTAAAAATGTATGTTCCATCTTCAATTCTTTCAACAATTAGTTTATAAAGAAGTCTAATCCAGATTCCAACAAGGATACTTCCATCACATATTCCCTGCCAATATTCAAGAATAAAGTTATTCATTTGCAGCCTTGATAAACTCGTCTAATTCATTCTTATTTTGGTCGGGAGGACACAAATCATTTAACTGTTTGATTATGGCTTGATAACTTTTATTAGTTGCCGTATATGTCCGTGAAGCTGGCCTTTCTCGCTCATACGGAACTGCATCTTTCCCCTGACAAAATGGCTCTGTTTCGCCATTTTCTTGAATATCCTTCCAAAGTTCTTCGAGTCGAATACGCAATCTTGCAGCTTCAACAATTAATCCCTGAACAACTGCAAATTGATTTTTGGGTAGAGATTTATAAATCTTATTTAATCGATTTATTTCTGACTTCTCAGTCATCTCTTTTTTCTTTGCCATTTTATCTCCTTTCTTTCCCAATTAATCTAAATTAGGAGGGGGTTATACACATGTGAGAGCCAAATTTTAGAGTCATCTCCTCGGTCTTCATACCCCTCTGTTTTTACACGGCATAGGGGGGAGTGTTTCAACAGAGCCGTCAGCTTTGACACTGTATCTTCTAGATCTAATAGATGCATTGTGCCTAGCTTCATGGCAACTCTTGCATAATGTTATTAAGTTTTCTTCGCCAAGTGAAATTAATGCATCCATAATGTTATCTTCAGTTAGTTCTACAATGTGATGCACTTCTTTCCCTGGTGTTATCAAACCTTTTCTTAAACAGTCTTGGCAAAGACCATTGTCTCTTTTCCAAATAAACTGTCGTACCTTCTGCCATGTTCTTGATTTATAAAAAACTTTACTAAATTCCTTCGCCATACATTTCCTCGGTGCAGGCGAAAGGGAAGTCATTAATTTGATATATAGAAAGGAGGATTGATAATGAAAACTTCATGTCAAGTTAAATATTTACCTAATGGCTTCCCATACAAAAAGCACACATCCCCAATAATGTGTGCCCTTTTCCACCTACGCGCATAGTATCATATTTTTCTTGTCATAATTATGACAATTTAATATTTTAGTAAAATTTTTTTCAATTGCCTCTGAATATATGCATTGTCATATCCAAGTATATATCCTATCGTTTCAAACGACCTTCCGCATTCATATCTCTCGTACAACAGTTCTATTTCATTAACAGATAGTTTTTGTAAGAATCTTTGTATGTCATTCAGCTCAGTTTCATACATATTGTATTGCAGTGATAGCACTTCTTCTTCGTTCATCAACTCGATGATATTACTTTTATAAATACATGTCCCTCTTTGATACTTTGCTTCTTCTTCAGAACGAATTGATGGCGATCTAACCGAACCATTTAACTCAATAGCAATCTCTTGTAATCTATCCCAAATATCAACGAGTCTATTCGCAGAATACTTAATCCCTTTTAGTTTGCCATCAATGTATTTTAATTTATCATCATGCATCATGTTTCACCCTGCGAGCTATCTTTTTATTTACCCACTTTAATCTTTCTTCTAGGACGAACAATTGATAAGTATTAGTCTTTGCATACTCGTTTCTTTTATGTGCTTCCCTAACTTCCTGGATTTCTTTTTCTAAATCTCCCTGTTTTCGATAGAGTAACGCCAACTCTATATCAGCTTTATTTGGTTTCATCATCTACACCTGCGATTCTCGTTGCTACCATAATGAATACTCCGAAGAATACACCACATCCAAATGATAGAATTGCAATCATAATGTTTCGTCCTCCGGAATAGTAAACACAACGGAGTTAGTCCAAAAGTTTTCATTAAGCAGGTCTAACATAACTTCTTGTGCTTTAATTCTTCTAGAAAATGTACCAAGCAGCCTGTCATTATTATCAATCGAAGCTCGTAACTCATACATAGTTTTGTTTTCTTTTTCTCTTTCTGAAACATAGAACTTTTGGATATTTGGCTTGTAGTAAATAATTTCTTTATTTTGTATCTGAATTGATAACATTTTTATCTCCTTTTTAATTATTTTGTGAGTGTAACAGAATCAGAGCTATGTAACTCTCATTAGAAATCCTTATTTTCTTAATAACGCTTTTCAGTATTGATTTATCTTGATTTCCTATATTTATGACAGTTACAAAAATCGAATGTTACACTCACGCATAAATTTGTATTGTTTTTATCACATGCAAGAATGTAGGAATCTATCCCCATTTTTCTGTATGGTTTATTGATTCTCTAACCTCTTGAATGTCTGATGGCTCTAACATGATGTAGAGCATAGTCTCTGCAGCGCTCTCGTGCATTAGCAGCTTCTGTGTTGTCAACAGATCATGTGTTTTATCCCAGTACCATCTGCCATACGATTTTCTAAGACTATGACAAGCAACTGGGTATTTTATTCCAGCTTCATCAGCAAGTTGTTTAATTATTCTCCATGCCTGCTGTCTTGTTATAGGATAGCCTTTTAAACCCTGCCTTGATTCAAAGATATATCCGTTAGGTTGGATTGCGTATCGTTCAATATACTCACTTACAATAGCGTATATATCTTGATTCATTGTGAACTGTTGGACTTTACCTGTTTTCATCTCTTTACAAGTATATTGGCCGCCCGCAATGTCCCTCGGTGTAAGTTCAATCAGTGTTTCTATTCTGTTGCCTGTATTCACTCCCAGGATAAGCAGTATATAGTTTCTGTACCATACACGATACTTCCAACTGTTTACATCGTGTTTATCTCTATGATTCAAACAACAGCGGACCATTTCATCAAAGTCACTCTTGATAAACGGTTTAACAATTTCTCGACCGTGTTTATCAGCAGTTTTACGTAGATAGCCTTTTGTTCGTTGCAAACGTCTAAGCTGTCTCATCTACGTAGTCAACTCCTATTCTTTCGAGTTCATTCACGCAATTCTGTTTTTTCTCATTCAGTCTTTTTTTAACAAGCTGCATTACTTCTTCTGTCAAATCTTTATCTAGCATGACTGAATCTTCATTGTGCATTAGCCACCATACCTGGTTTGGCTCATAATATTCATCAATTCTGAAGATTCTATGTTCCATGTCAATAATTGTATTGACGATAATGCTTGCTTTTGAAATATCCGTTGATTTCATCATTCTTCACTCCAATCTAGTGCTTGTTGATATTTGTTCATAACCCCAACTCCTTTAAGGTGTATTCCTTGTAAGCATGCATACCTTTATACATTGTTCCTTTTTTAAAACCAGGTAATACTAATGGTTTGTTATCTTCAACTATAATTCTTAACCATTCATAACCCTCATCGTTTTTTTGCTTAGTTATACTCCTAACATCTTTTCTAAACGGCTTAATCACCGCTGATAAATATGTCTTTTCAACATCATCAAGGATTGGTGGCTTGTATTCTTGTTCTAGCCAATTAAAGAAGTCTCCTAATTTTTCGTTATCGTTATCTGCTAAATAAGTGCGTTCATAAATAATCTTATCTTTGTAAAAGACTTTAATTTTATACCCGCTCAATGTATTTATTAGTTTAATTTCAAGTTTATTCAAGTTATATTTTTCTTTGTTCTTCATAGCCTTCACCATTTCTTTACCTTTTCATGTAGTGTTTCAACACCATCATATTCGTCAATTTCGTATTCCATACCATCTGGAATATCAACAACGACAAGTTCACCAAAAGGCCCATTTGCTTTCTTGCCAAGTTCTTCCACAACTTCTATCAATACTGGATCTTCTCTGTGACTTTCGTCTAAATTCAAGTAATATTTATCAAAATCATCATCGGACATTTCAATATAGTCTCCGAAGTCCTTTGTAAAAGTAGTGTTGAATATTGAACTGCCAGCATTGGTTTTTCTGTATGTTGGTTTGCCGTTTTTATATCTAAAATCATAAGAGAATATTTCTATACCTTTTTTCTTTGCATACAATTCATACGCTTCTTGCGATACACAAAAACCGCCAAAACATTTATTTAATATAACTTTCATAGTCCTAAGTCCTTTAAAGCAACAATGCTTTCAATTTCTTCTTCGATATAATCATCGTTATACTCTGAATTAAGATGTCCATTTCCCCAATACGCAACAACATAATTTCCGTTTTTTAACTTTAGTAAGTAATCTTCATTCTCAATAAATGGAAATGGTTGTAATAATGTTTTTTCTTCTGTTGTATTAGTTGTTTTCTTCATATTTCCTCCACCAATCTAAATTTTTTAATATGCAATTGTTCTCTGTTAATCCTGGTCCGTATGTTTCCATCTTTATCAACCGTGCAGCAGACTGTCTTCGGATTCTTATATAGTCCTTGTTTCTGGATATTTTCCATTATTCGCTCCGTTCTATTTGTGCTTTACTAACTATCTTCATAAAATCCTCGTAGCTATAATCTTGAAGATATGTTTTCAAAATGTTGTATTGATTGATATTTGCTTCAACTTGCACTTGATAATTGTGTTCTGCAATATGAAGCATATCTATCAATTCATCTTTTGACTTTCGCTTTAGTGTTGTATCACTCGGAAAAACTGTTCCTAAGCACCCTAACTTTTTAAGCATTTGGATCACCCCACATTCTTTTGAATGCAAGTTTTGATCCAAACTCAAAATCAAAGTTATCTTCTTTTGAACATTTAGAATTTGCATGTCTCACGCATTTCCCATCGACGTAGTAAGCAGCTGTGATACGGTTTCCTTTCTTAACAATTCGAATTTCTTCTTCCTTTAAAGATTCGTAAATATTTTTAAACGCTCTTCGGAAGGTATCTACTAAATTATTTATCACTTCATATCCTCCTAAATTTGTTTTCTATAACTGCAAGCATGTACCCTTCCGGATTCAATACTTGTTTTTCAATACCAGGTTCTAATCCATAAACCTCACACGCACGCATCCATACTTGATTGATTTCTTCGTCTGAACATCTGTTAATTCCAGTTATCACGGACGGTTCTGTAATGGCAGCAAATACATGCATCAACGATTCTTTTGTACGGTTGATTCTGTCTACAATATTTTGATTATCCATACACGGATTTAAAACTTCTATTTCCCTTTGCACTGGTTGAATCAGTAACATCTCGATTCTTTTCAAATCCACACAATCGCCTATATCATCATCAGTCTTATCTAGTCTAATCATGTCTAATCTAGTAGCAGCGGAAATGTCAGTATTTTTTGAAATATTGTCTACAATTCTTATGTTTTTGTATTCATTCTGCGAAAAATTGACACACTGAAAACACTTTTCTATCTCTACAAATTTTGCACGTGCTTTGTATTGAAGAAAACGTTTTTGGATGGTAGCAGAAGTGAGGACTAAGAATTGACTGTATATCTCCGAAGAGAACAATCCTCGTCGCAAGCACTCCTCTACAATTTGCTCGACCTTCTTTTTATCGGCACCGATTTCTCGTGCGAACAGGTACTTTGTGTCGTCGTCCCACTTGCAATAATAACCTTCATCTCGATAGATCATAGTCCAGAGCTTAACTAGTATTGCGTAACCTGTCAGTCCATAACGTGCTTCTATAGACCGAACGTCTTTATCCATCTGTGTGTCAAGTAGGAATGATTTTATTCCTTTTGACATTTTTTCTTATCCTTTCATCTAACTAAATCTTTCAAGTTGCATATAGCTTCTTTTAAATCACTACGCTGCAGATGATTGTTTTTTAAGTGTCTAAACCATTTGATAGTAGACATTGTCTTTTTCAGATTGTCTACGCTATCATGCGTATATTGACTATCTACGATTGATTCAACTGTTTCAAATACATCTGTCTTGATTTTTCTATCAGCAGTGCCTATACACATGTTTTCTGACATCGTCATATTTGGCATCGGAAATCTGTATAGCTTTGTCTCAATTCCTCTATATTGCATATATGTATACATGCTGATGCTTGTTACCTTTTCTGATGTATATTTCACGTGATAGATTGCGTTTGGAAAATTGATTGTATATGCCTTGCCTTGAAACGTTACAATGCGCTTATGTTCAGGTTGTTTATACATAACTTGATTGTCAGACATCGCTATGATTTCAACGTTCACAAGCACAGGCTTATCTTTGGAATGTTTGTCTTTTTTATAAGCATATTTTTCAATTTTTCTAACAAACGTATCCACTGATACAGATTTCCAAATTTCTTTTCCATGATCGACCTTTAATATTTCTACATCAGGATTTTTATTTGAAATTCTGCATATAAGTTGGCTCATAGAATCACCTCCATTTCAGAGCAGAACGATTGAATGATGTCTTCTATGATTTGTTCATTTCCCATGCACATTTGATAGTCTTCTCTGTGTATATCAAGAATATTAATGAATCTATCTACATTGTGTGTAACATCGTTATGTTGATTTGCCGGAACTGTTTCCAGTAGTTTTAGAAGCGTACTATCAAATCCCCATAAATCAATATTTATACGGAAACTATATCCTTCGTAGTCACCAAGTGTATATGCTGACCACGTGTTATCACCTGTATCTGCAAATGGTAGAAATTTCATGAAGCTTTCTATTAATGAAGAATCACAACTTTCTGAAAACCGTATAATACACGCACCGCCGTAGGCTTCATCAGGATATTCTTCATCAAATGGAATGTATTTTTCATTCTTTATATCCACATCAAACCATCGTGAGATATCTTCAGCAATTGATTGCAATGCTGCATCATTTGGATTTCTGTAGTACTTTTCTAAAAAATAATTTGATACCCCTGTACTATCTCCGGAAATTGCATCAATTTCAAAATCTTCTTCATCAAAGAAACATGTTAGAAATTTATAAATAATAGGATTTATATTTTCATTTATCAGTCTTTTTTGTGGTAAATTTCCGCCGAATAAATCCTCTGCTTCATACCCACAAAGGAGTGTTGAACAGAAGCTTGGCGCAAGGTCTCTTAAGAAGTCAAAATCAAAGTCATCATCCATTAATTCAGAAAATCCATCGTCTGAAGAACGCGCATGTATTGCATATAGAAGTTTGCTAAAATCTGACTGTATTTCTTCAGTAATGTACTTGCGCAAATCTATCAATTTTCGTTACCCCTGAAAGAATAGGTTCATCTGTAATCAAATTGAAGCAATGCTCCAGGATACAGACTGCCATCTTTGCATTTGTCACCATATACTGTAGATTCCCTTCGGATACGTATTCTTGACAGCTCTTATCAGTTGGCTTCTTATCATTTTTTAAATCGTAGACTTCACTTCTTAACTTTCCATGTATGTCCTTATTTGATTTCACTGTTACAAACACATTTCCGGAATATGCACTATTGGCCGAATCAATATATACAGCTGCTCTCTGTTTTTTAAATGTCTCTTCAAGCAGTTTTCTTGTAGCATCGTTATCGACGCAACCTACAATCACAGGCACTGAAGAATCTTTCTTGATACGTTCTGCCAATTCATTTAATGTAATGTACTTATCTATCGCTTCACACTGTATGTCATAGAAGCTATTAATCTTCTTGGCCAATGCGATAGCTTTATTTAATCCAACATCTTGCAGCTGGTATGATTGTCTAGCAACATTCTTTTTCGCGACGATATCACCATCAATTAAGACCATTTTATGATTTGTACCAATCAGCAGCTGCGGCAGGTCTCTTGCAAACAGCGAGCCAGTGCCACCAACACCAATGATATAGAAAGTATATTTAACTTTCATAATCTATCCTTTCTTGTGCTGCATAAACATTGCTACGAGTGTATTTGTTTCTTTGATGTAATCATAATCGACAGCGCCAGCAAATTCGTAGAAGTGATTTGCGAGCATGATATCCGTAATCTGCTTCGTAGAGTATTCGCGATTTTCTTCGAACGCTCCCGTCATATCGTGATTTGCGCCAGCAAAATAAATTTGGAATGGAAATTTATATGACTTTTCAGGTTCTTTTTTTGTTTCCTTTTCCTGGGCCTTCTTTACTTCACTCTTCTTAATTTCTTTCTTATCTGATTTCAGTTGTTCCGGCTTGTTTCCAATCATTCCGAAAATATCATCAGATGATTCAACGCTTTCATCCGTTTCTTCCTGGATGATTTCTTCGTTTAATTCTGTCATTATTCGATTCCTTCTATTTTCTCTGTGATTGCGATTGCTACATCTTCAGGCGTGCGTATTGCAGCTAATGTTACAAATTCATTATCTCCATCAATGCGAAGCATTTTATCACTTACGTGCAATGTTACAGGTCCGGTTGTTTCGATTGCATTTAAGCATTTTAAGATACCTGCAATTGAGAAGGCGCGTCTGCATGCCAACATATTCGTTTCGACTTTTAATTTTGTTGTATATACACGTGGATCTTCACCTGCAATGATTGTTTGTATTGTTAGTTCACCAACACCGCTAATTTCAAGATAAATAGCGTTATTAAAGCCAGCAGCTTGAACGAGAATATTCTTGAATACCTCGGCATTTTCAATTTTGATTTCACCATCGAGCTTTGGATCAAATCCTGCTAGGTTTTCGTTTGTTTTAACAAATAAACTTGAATAGATTAATTCACCGGCAGATTGCAGCATGATGATTTTATTGTTTGCTTTAATAGTGTATTCAATACCTTTTTCTCTTAATCTAAGAACATCAATCGGTGCATGAATTTGAACTTCGATATCTAGCTTCTGGGTATTCTTATAAAGAAATTGAAGTTCTTCATCGTAAGCACAAACCCCATTCGAATGGATTAAGACTCCATTTTTCTTAGAAACAAGAGACGCAGCTTTTTCAAATACTTTTAAATTTAATCCTAGTTCCTTTGAATCTTTAATTGCTGCATGTATCTCTTGCATATCTGTATTATTTTGAAATTGAAAGTTACTAATTCCAGATGTACATTTGATTGTCTCTCCATCTTTCTTAATTTTGATTTGTTCAAATTTAGATAGCACATCATAATCATGCTTGTTTAGATTCATCACAAATGACACAGAACTCTTATTAATGTCGTTGGTTTCATTGCGATAGACTCCTAATCCATCTTTATCGAAACTATGTACGCGAATTGCGTCAGCTTCGAGTGTTACCACATTATTCTCTAGTCCTCTGTTAAAGCATCTACCTGCAACGATTGTCATAATCTAATGTTCTCCTTCACTGTTCTTCTAACGCGTCTCATTACACGCTCAAAGTCAACCATTGTTGTCCCTTCTTTTTCGATGAGACTGTATATCTTATCTGCAAGGTTTTCATTTCTAACAGACTGATCAATCACCTTATTCTTAATTTGTTTTCTTTTCATATTCCTCATTCACTTTCTTTTGAAATGCATCTATTTTTGATAACTCAAATTGCAGCGCAGCTTCAGCTTGATCATCATTAAGAATCATCACACCTTCAGTACTTACCTTTTTGGTTGGTAATCCTTTTAATCTGCGAAGCTTATCTCTGATTAACTCGTTCATAAATCAATACCAACCATAAATAAAAACACTCTTGCAAAAATGAATGCATACATTCCGATTAGTGCTATTTTTTCGAGTGCATTAATTACTTTCTTTCTTTTTTTCATATTTAACTCTCCATTTCTATTTGATATAATGAGAGTGATAGTTAAGGTCTATCACTTAAGCGCTCTTGTCTTGCTGGACGGCGCTTTTTTTAATTTGGACATATACTTTAATTTTGTTTTCGTTCGATAAATCGCAATTGGCATATTGTTCAACAAACGAATTGACGTCAGACTCTCTATAAATGTAATTTCTTCCAACCTTAATAAAGTTGATTAACCCTGCACGTCTCAATCTACCGATGTGCCTTGAATCACATCTAAGCACATGTGCAAGCTCTTCTTGTGTATAAAAAATTTCCATTTTATTTCCTTTTGTTGTTATAATTACTCCTTTCTATTGCTATAATTTAAATAAATAAGTATGGGTATTGATTATGAAGAATTTGATATTACGTTTTAAAATGTATAGACTGCTTACTAGGATGCTTGATGCTGAGCAAAGTGGAAATACTATGCTATCCGTTTGTAATCTACCAAAAGACAAAGAAACATTATCTGCATTGCAAGAAGCAAACTGCATTGAGATAAAATATGCCGACAACAAAATATGGTTCATTCATCGCGGCGAAAAACCACGCTTGTATCTAATTGAACGAGTAGAACTATGGAGAAATCGAATCATTTCGTTTATCCTTGGCATTGCTTCAACACTTCTTGTTGAAGCTGCAATCAAAATACTCTTTTCAGCGCAATAATGATTAATCCAACTAATACACCCATTAAGAAGAATGTCATGATTCCTCCACTTTCTTTTTTCATACTGTCTCCTTTCTTTCTAACTCCTCTTTTCACTTGATGTATAATTCAGATGTAAGTGAGGAATTTATTATGAAGATATTTGTTTTTATAAAAAATGCTGTTTTAAGCGTTGCTTTGCTTTATTTAACCGTAGCCCTAACATTATTTTGCATCGCCAATATAGGTTCAAATATCCAAAAAAATTCAGCGTTTTTAACTATATTAAAGATAGATTTCAATACTTTTTTTAAGTTGAATATATGTGTCTTTATGCTCGCGACAATCCTACTTTTTGTCATCAAAATAATTAAGAATAATTTCAATTTAACTAAATACCTAAAATATTCTGTAACTATATCTTTTGTTATCAGTTGCGGACTTTATTTTGATTTGACAGAATTTATTGCAATTTCCTCATTTGTGACATTTGGAATTTCTATTTGCAAGTTTATGTTTCGTGATCAAGCTTGTGAGGAAACCAATAGCAATTAGAGCGATAAATAATCCAAATAAGGATAGAAATAACGAATATTTTTCCGCAAACTTTTCATAATTTAATAATCCATACGCCCCAATACAGCCCATAAAACTTCCGGATACGGAACTAAAGAATGTATTTTCATATTTATCCATTTCATCATCCTTTCATGTATTGTGCTCACGTTTCGTGCACATATTAGGTAAAAAAAATAAATTGAATCGTTTTCTTGTAATAATTAGCAAGTTTAATTTTAATTTCATCACGAGGCACGCGTGCTCCGTTTTCGTACATTGACAATGCTGATTCCGATACTCCTAAAGCTTCTGATACTTCTTTAATCGTTCTGCTTCCTCGTAATCTTTTTAATCTTTCGCCAATAACCATTGCATCAATTTTACCCTTCATGTTTTTCACCTCCTTTGCTCACATTTCGTGTATACCACTATATTAGCACTACATTTTCTATTGTCAACACATAACGTGATTTTTTTATTTATTTTTTTCACATAACGTGATATCGTTAGTTTAGAAAGTAGGTAATAACATGGTCAGAAAATTTTCCGATTCTTTGAAAGAACTCCGTGAAGAACACCATTTATCACAACGACAACTCGCTGAAATTTTAGGATTAGCATATTCAACTGTAGCAATGTATGAAAATGGTAAACGAGAGCCAAACTACGAAACACTGGAAAATATTGCAGATTATTTTAACGTCGATATGAATTTCCTTCTAGGCAAATCAATTGTAAAAAATAGTTATGTTCATGAATTTGGTGAAATCACTCTCGATAAACTTATCCGAAAAATACCATTATATGACTTCATTTCTTGTGGCACTGGTGGTTTTGTTGATGATAACATTATCGACTATGTTTCCCTTCCTGCATCTATGTTTAGCGCCAGGAAAGAATACTTCGCCCAATACGCAAAAGGCGACTCGATGATAAATGCGAACATAAATGATGGCGATCTAGTTATTTTCGAGAAAACGTCATCAGTAACTAACGGTATGATTGGATGCTTCTGCATAGACGATAATACAGCGACATGCAAGCGCCTTTCTATATCAAATGGACAAATTATCCTTCTACCTGAAAACCCTTCATATAGCCCTATTATTGCAAATGTAGAAACGTTTAAATGTATTGGCAAGCTTGCATTCGTAATAAATGACAGAAGATCTGAAGAAGACAAATAAAAAAAGACCGACTGCTACCAACAGTCGGACAAGCAGTAAACTCACAACCAAGTGCTTTTACTGTCTCAATTTTAACATAAAGGAGCCATTATATGGAACAAATAGAAAAGTATTTAGCAGATATTGAAGCTGCACTTTACAAGATGTCACCGACAGAACGAGAACACTTAATGGAAGTATTGCATCTCGCGTTCCCAGAATATTTCAAAAAAGATTTTATGTCATAAAACACTTCAGAAAGGAGAAAATAGTGAAAAAAGAAAAATATATTATTGAAAGGAAGAATAAGAAAAATCACTATCTGCAAGTATATATTAACTTCAAAGATATTTCAGGCAACAAGCAAATCTATAGTAGAAATATAAATGTAGCAGAATATATTTCTCCAAAGGAAGCGATGCAAGCAGCAATCATTATTCGTGATAACGCATTACGTGAGATAAATACAGGCACTCTAATTAAGCATGTTCTAACAGTTGGAGAATTGTATCATCAAACAAAGAAACTCTTCAATATTAGCGTTAAAACATGGAAAAGACACGAAACAACGTATAAGAACAGTATAAAGAAATATGAAAATAGAGAAATAACATCTATTAAACCTATTGATGTACAAGAATCAATCAACGAGAGCATAAACAATTATTCATTAGAAGCCACTCAACGAGTCCTATCACTATGGAGACAGATTTATAAAGCAGCTGCAATGAATGATATACTCGTTGCAGATAAGACAGTTGCAGTCACTATTCCTAAATCAAAAGCACCTGCTAAAAAGCAGAAGAAAGTACTTATCAGCGATGAAGACTTCAAGCAGTTTGTTGAATACTTAGAAGAAACATCAAAGTATGTACGTGATCCAATCGGAAGATTTAGGAGAACTCGTATCATCTATATGCTCAAGATTATGTTTTACACAGGTATTAGGCCATCAGAATGCTTCGCTTTGACCAGGGATGATATAAATCTCATTACCGGTGAAATAACGATAAATAAGGCTATAGGAAGCACATCAGTAAAGACTAGACAAGTTATATCAACAAAAACAACGCAGAGTATTAGAACTGTTCCTATTAGTGATAACTTAAAACCAATATTGTTAAAAATGTTCGATGAAATTAAGGAAGAACACCTTTTCTACGATCACGATGGATTGCCTTTTGAAACTTCGTTCTTAAGCCAATTTATATCTAGAATATCAAATCGGATTGGAATTAAATTTAATATGTATATGCTAAGACATCGAATGGCCACTGATTTAATCCAGTCTAATACGTCAGCACGTACAGTCCAAGATATTCTAGGTCATGCTACCTATAAGCAATCTGTAGGATATGCAAGAAGCAGTGATGAAGATAGAAAAACAGCCATAGACAATAGAAAATTATCGTAGTTTCCGTAAAAATTTCCGTAAAAATTGAATAAAACATTAAAAAACCCGCTATTTAAGCGAGTTTTTTAATTTGTCTATGGCGCAGGAACAGGGATTTGAACCCTGGCACCGTGTTACCGATCTACAAG